AACGACCATGCGCAAATGTAGGCGAAGGATCCCAGGCGATTTCCTCACCCACCGGGTCCACCTTATTGTCTGGCATAAAACTGTGAAAGAACTTGGCGCGCTTCATTCTTATGGCTACGTGGTTTTTAAGCAACATCGAGCAGAATAACTATGCAAACCCTTCCAATTTCGGGCCGAACCGGACCAACCTAAGAAATACCACGAGCAGGCGATGGCGATGAAAATGCAGGCGCAGATGATGCAGGACATGGCCAACGGCATCCAGCCCGGTGAGCAAGAGCCGCAACCGAACGCCAACGCGCCGACGCCGATCGAGCCGGCCGGCAAGGGCATTAGCCAAGGGTTAAAAAATAACGTTTGGGGTGACGCAATCACCCCGGGTTCGCGTAAATGATGGAAACTAAGAAGATTAAACTTTACGTCGCGATTCCAACGGTGGGCACTGTAGTCGATTCCCAATCCTTCTCTCTCCGCAAGCTGGAAGAGAAGTATAAAGATACTGTTGAATTTGTATATCCGGAAATCTGCGTCAGGCGCATATTCCACGACTATTCAAGAAATGAGCAGGTTAGGGAATTTTTAAAGACAGACTGCGACGTGCTTTGGTTCTTAGACAGCGATGTAGTTCCGCCTACCGACATCCTAGACTATTTCACCACCTACTTTGAGGAGTGGGATTTGGCCGGCGGGGTTTATCCGGTCTTTATGTCTGGCAATGGCAAGACAGAGCCGCGCGTCGTATTCACGGTCTACAACGGCACTAATGGTAAGGGGCTTAGCCCGGCCAACGTGCCGCGCTCCGGCACCGCCCTTGTTGACGGCATTGCTACCGGCTGTCTGTTTATCAAACGACACATTCTCGAAAAGATGGCCGAGCCGTGGTTTGAGTTTAAGTACGATCCCACGACCCGCGAACTAATCGAAGGCGAAGACCTTGGGTTCTGCAAGAAGGTCGGCGCATTGGGGTATAAGTTTTTTGTCGACTACTCGAAGGTATGCAAGCACTATAAGCATGTTTGTTTACTAGACGTAAACAATTATGCAATCGAATACGCCAACGCGCAGGTAATGGCCTTCGATGTGGCCATTCGTACCCAGGTAGCGCAGCTCGAGGCATACGTGCGGAAGCTTAAGGCAGCCGAGAAGCCCAAGTCGAGCATTATCTCACCGCACGACGCGCGCAAATAGATTTCTGGCGCAACCCGGACCTCGCCAGTCCCTCCCTAGCTGTACCGGCCGGTCGGTGCAACTCTGAGCTTACACCCGGCACTTCCTAGACCCTCGTGTGGGTAGCACGTAAAGGAAAGTATGAGCCTAGAAGACCAGGACGTAGAACTAGAAGAGTCGTCCCCTTCAGAAGAATCGCAACAACAACCAGAGCCCGAGCAGTCTCAGGAATCTGAGTCGGAAGCCAAAGCCCCGGAAGTCGAAGCGAGTAAACCAGCCGAATTGCCCTTTCACGAGCACCCCAGGTTTCGTGAGGTAATCGAGCAGAAAAACAAGTTTGCAGAGGAGCTACAGCAAGCAAAGCTTGCCAGCACTCGGATGCAGGCCCAACTTGAAATGCTGATGAAGCAGCGCGAGCCTCAGGCAGAAGAAAACCCGATGCTTAAGCGGCTTGACTCCATTGACCCGGACTTTGCGAATTATATTCGCGGGCTCGAGTCGAGGGCGGCCAGCGTCGAACAAGTGAAGCAAGACTTGGCTAAACTACAACAGGACCGCGTCTCGCAAGAGCAGCAGGCAACCTACTCCAGTGCAGTGGCTGAAGTGAATCGACTACATGAGGAATATAAAGTTCCTAAAGACATGCAGCCGTTCTTTCAGGCGCGAATCAAAGAGTTGGCCAACGAAAATCCTAATATGAAGTTTAGCGATCTGCCGAATGCCTACAAACAGGTGCACGGACAGTTCTCGGCCTTTATGGAAGCTCAGCAACGTCAAAAACTTGCCGGTTACGTGCAGGATAAGACGAAGGACGCGAAAGCGCCCGCGCCACAGCCAAAAGGCCAGATGATTGGGACGAAGAAGCAGGAATACTCGAAAGACCCCGGCGAAGCCAAGGCGCAGCTGATTAAGAACATCCTAAGTCAAGCTCGAGCTAACAAAGATATTTAAAGGTAATTATGGCAACTGACCTCACAAGTATTGTTGGTGCGCTAAAGAACGTCTATGGCGACTTTCTCACGCGTCAACAAAACCTTAAACACCGCGCAATCGACGAGATTGCAAAGTCCTCGAAAAAATACAACGCCGGCGGTAACGGCTTTTTCGGTGGCATCAATGAGTACGGCAACGAGTCGGGCGGCGCGATTAGCGAAACCGAAACGTTCCGCACCATCGACAATGAGTCCTACCAGCAGTACAAAGTCGTGCCGAAAGTCATCGTTTGGCCGATCGAGTTCTCTGGCCTTAGCGCTGCGGCTGCCGATCAAGACGAAGAAGCCTTCGTTTCGATCGTAGTTGACGCGCTCGATATGGCTCGGGAGCGCATGCTGAAAGACGAAAACCGCCAGTTCTACGGAGTCGGCAACGGCCTTCTCGGTAACCCGGCTGGTAACGTCTCCTCTGCAGCGACCTCGTTCTCTGTTGACTCGGCCCAATACCTGCGCGCTAACATGGTTATCGACGTCTTCAATGGCGCCACGAAAACCCTCGACTCGCGCCGGATCAGCGACGTAGATAAGCAAGCTAACGTTGTTTACTTCGCCACCTCGCTCAGCGCTGCCCTCATCACGACCGATGCCCTCGTAAAAGAGAACATCCGCGATTCGGCTGCGTCTGACGGCAAAGAAATGATGGGTCTGCGCGGTATCGTCGACGACGGTACCGAGCTTACCACGTTCGAAAACCTTGATGCTTCGACCAAGCGCATTTGGCGCGCGGTTCGTATCAATGCTTCGAGCGCCAACCTCACCAGCGATTTGCTGCAGCGTCTTATTGACGACGTACAAGTCCTTGGCGGCGAGGCTCCCGATAAACTGATTATGCATAATAAGCAGCGCCGGAAGTACCTCGACATCGTTGTGCCGCAAAAACGCTACATGGATCAGAAGCTTGATGGCGGGTTCCAGAAAGTATCGTTTAATGGCCTAGAACTGTGGCTCGACATCGATTGTCAAGATGACCGCGTCTATGCCCTGACCTTGAAGCATCTCCAGAAGTACGAAGTAGAGGCCATGAAGATGGGCTCGCATGATGACTCTGGCGACTTCCTCCGCAAAATCAACGCAGACGTGTTCCAGGCTTACTGGAGACACTACTGCAACTTTGGTACCGACAAGCGCAACGCGCACGGCGCCATTGTAAGCCTCGCCAAGCCCCTGGGCGTGAGCTAGTCTGAGTAATCCCGGGACTTAAAAACTCCCAGACCTGGGTAAGTCGATAAACTGCCCACTTATTTTATGGCATTTGGACGAATAGTAACAGGACATCTTTTAGACTGTAATCCCCGCCATATTGAGCGGGCACTGCAGTTATACGACCAGTACCTATATATCAAATGGAACCCCGATAAGCGGGATGGTATGGGAGTATGGGAAGTGCGTAGACGTCCCACCAAATTATCCACAGAGTTCCAAGGTTTTTGGAACGACGGCGAACTCCACATTCTGGAACGCCGCGAGAACGACTACGTGCACCATGTTTTGGACGTTGAAAGGCTCGACTGGCGCCTGCCCGACAAAATTCGCTCGATGGATACCTGGCAGCATAAGGACTGGGTAAGTCACATGGAAGAGGGCGGCGAGAAGTGGATGATTGCCCAAGAGAAGGCCATTCGCGAAGACATGCTGTACAACATTAAGCAGCACAAGAAAGAATTTAAGGATTTTGCAGAAATGGTAGCACAGGGCATGAACCCCGGCCGCGTGCTATCAGGATTCACACCGAAGGGGTTCGAATCTCAGGACAAGGAGTAATATGCTACTTTATAACACTACAGATATCGACCAGTCAATCAAAGCCTTTGGCAACTGGTTCAATTGGAAGCCCGGCCAGATCCGAAACGTGCAGGACCATTTTGGGCGGTTCATCCATACCGACAAAAAAGAGTACGGCGTCGTGGAGCTTTCCGAGGCATTTGAAGACCCTACGTACAAAGACACAGAAGAGGGCAAGCGCATCCTTGAAGAGAAGCGCATCGAGGGACGCACCAATCGCGTTAGGTTTATTCAGCAGATTCTGCACAATGAAACCGTATCGCTCAAGATTGACCTCGAGAAGGCCGGACAAAAGGTTAATCCCGACGTATTCATGACCCCGCAGGTAGCCGCCATGTATGATGAACTACTCGCTTACAAGCGGGAAAAAGACGACGCACAGCGCGAACTGATGAACAAGATCCAGAACGCCAGGAAGAAACTTAACGACTAATGGGCACACTCACCTCCCCAGCGCTGACTACGATACGCCTCAATGTGCGGAATCTTCTCAATCAACCGACCGCTGCGAACTCGTTTTGGTCGGACGTTGAGCTTGATGCCTACATCAACGAGGCTATTCGTATTTACTTTGGGGAGCTGAGCAAGATCGACGAGGGGCATTTCGCGGCTTCTACCACACTAAACTTAGTCTCGGGAACAGAAACCGTAGCAATGCCCAGCGATTTCTTCGCTATTCGCGCCCTGTATAAGAAGGTCGACACGTCCTATACCATCTTGTCCTACCGCAACAATATTACGGAAGGCTACACTACGGATGGCGGAGCAACGTCGACCACGTACCTGCCCTACTATTACTTCCGTGGCAATAGCGTTGTACTTCGCCCCACACCCGGGTT